AAATGCACCTTAAAATGATTAAAGAAGCACAGACAGAAATATGATAACTGTAAACAGTATTTCTGGCGGTAAAACATCTGCATACTTAATGAAGCATTATCCGGCTAATATAAATATATTTTCTTTGGTAAGGGTTGAGGATAAAAATAACCTTTGGATGAAAGGAAAGGATGAAAAGATAAGGCAGCTTGTATCGGATAAGATTGGAAAAGAATTTATTGGTACAGTTGAGATGGATGAAATAATATATACTATTCTAGATTTAGAACAACATACTGGACAAGGTGTTAATTGGGTATCTGGAGATACGTTTGAAGAAGTGATAAAAAAGCACGGTAATTATCTGCCAAATAAGATGGCTAGGTTTTGCACAACGGATATGAAAATAATACCAATATTTAATTTCTTAAAAGAAAACACAGAACTTCCAGTAAGAATGCGAATTGGTTTAAGACCAACAGAGAAAAACCGAATGGCTAATATTTTAGAACGTGCTGATGAAAATGGTTTAGAATATTTTAAAACAATAGTTGGTAAGTCGAAAAGTGGAAAACAAAATAAATGGGGTGATGTGCCTTATAGATATGCAGAATTTCCATTGATACAAGACAATGTACAGAAAGATACTATATATAATTATTGGGATAACCAAAAGGTAAGGTTTGCATACAGAAATAATTGCGTTGGGTGTGTAAATAGAAACCCTTTGTTCTTATCTCATATAGCACAAAAGGATAAAGAAAGTTTTAATTGGTTTGTTAAGCAAGAAGAAAAGACCGGAAATACTTTTAATACAGAAGCTGCATATAAAGATATATTAAGGTTTGGAGTACAGAACCAATTATTTGATGAAGATTTTGATGATTGTGACAGTGGTTATTGTGGAATTTAAAAAACAGAAATATGATTTTATTAGTTGATGCAGATAGTTTAATTTTTGCAAGTTGCTATCGTAAAAGAGAAACACCAGAAGATGAAAAGTATTACACAGATATAGTTGATGCAAGAAATAAGTTTGATCAACAGTATATGAAAATTGTGAACGACTTAGAAGAAAAATACACCATAGATAAAGTGCTTTGTTTTAGTGGTTCTAAGGGTAATTTTAGAAAACTAATCACACCACTTTACAAAGCCAACAGAAAGAAACAAGAACTACCACCTCTTTTAAATGAGATGCACCAATTTGTAAAAGACCAATATGATAGCATTTGGGGATCTGGTATTGAAACAGATGATATGGTTGCAAGGTACTGGAAAAAAATTTCAGATGATATAGGTAGAGATGAGGTAATGATAGTTTCAATCGATAAAGACTATAAACAATTTCCTTGCTTGATGTACAACTACCACTATAAGCATAAAGAGATATTAGACATATCAGAAGAAGAAGCTATGTACAATTTCTATGAGCAATGCATTGTTGGTGATACCGCAGACAATGTAAATTACTTTAAAGGTAAAGGTAAGAAGTTTGCAGAAAAACATTTTAAAGACTGCACAACAAAATACCAATACACAAGAAAGCTATATGAATTATTTAAACAAGAATACAAAGGTAAAGCTAGACAAAATTATGTTGAGTGCTATCACCTTTTAAAATTAAGAACAGAATGAAAGATAAAATAGTAGAAGATTTAAAAAGAGAATTTGATATAAGAAGTTGTGTTGGTATAGACAAATACAAAACAACACTACAAGACAATAACAAAGATGATTTTTTGCAGCACCTAAAAGAAGAATTAATGGATGCAGCTTTATACATACAAAAACTACAAAGCAATGGATAGCATAAAACTAATTAAAACACCAATACAAGCATATAAGTTATTATTAGAAAAAACTGATGTAGATGTATATAAAAAAACTAGGGTAAGAGTAGTGATAGAACATCGTGCTTTTTTTTGTTATATATTAAGAAAGAAGTTTAAAATGACATATCACGCAATAGCAATTTTTATGCGTAAACAATCAGAGATAAATTCTTATGATCACGCAACAGCAATACACGCAGTAAGACAATTTGATATATACAAAAAAGCATCATTTGATTATTTTGATAAACTTGAAAGTCATTTTATTATACCAAAGCATTTTGAATATTCTGAACTTTCTAAACTATTAACTGTTCAAAAAGATTACACAAAAGCATTAGAAAAAATAAATAAATATGAAAAAAAGATATATTCAAATCTTACAGATAATGAAATAGAGTATAGAGATTTAGATGAAGCACAAAAGAAACAATATGATGAAAGGGCAAGTATAGTATTAAAGTCTTTTAGTTGGAAGAAACCAAAAGATGAGTATGAAATAATAACTTGTGCATCGTGAATGTATTAGAACTGTTTGCTGGTAGCAGATCATTTGGTAAGGTAGCTGAACAAAGAGGGCATAATGTTTTTAGCGTAGATTGGAAACAATTTGATGGTATTGATTTAGTAATAGACATTGAGGATTTAGAAGAATATATGTTGCCCTTTATACCAGATGTTGTTATAGATGGTAGACCTTGCACCACTTACTCAATGGCTGCAATATCACACCATAGGTTTGAAGATGGTACACCTAAAACAGACTTTGCTGCAAAATGTGATAGAATGAATATTAAACTAAACAACTTTTATAAGAAATGGGGTTGTACTTATTACATAGAAAACCCTAGAGCAATGTTAAGAAAGATGCATTTTATGAAAGGTATGGATAGAACAACAGTAACCTATTGTTCTTATGGTGATACAAGAATGAAACCAACAGATATATTTTCTAATAACATATTTGATATGTTTAACCTAGATGGATGGAGACCAAGAACTATGTGCTACAATGGTAACAAGAAATGCCAACACGAACCAGCACCAAGAGGATCAAGAACTGGTACACAAGGTTTAAAAGGAAACTATGAAAGAAGTAAAGTACCTTATGAATTAGTGTTAGATATTATAACACAAACAGAAAAGAAGTATATTTAAAAACCATATGACACAATCAGAAACAGTACAATTCTTAAACAATAAGAAAAATCTAAACTTAGAAGAACATCTAGACCAATATAATTCTTATGATGCTTTTGATGATAATTACCTAGTAGAAATTAAAAACAGAACATCTGAATATAAAGATCCTTTTTTAGAAGTAAACAAAACATTAGTTAATCTAAAGAAAGCAAAAGAAGAAAACAAACAATATATTTATGTACAGCAAGATAATACTGGGGTATATGTTTTCAATGTAAGTAAACTAGATTTAAAGAGTATTTATAGGAGATTTTTTGATGTACCAGCATCAACACTATTTGAAAATAAAGAAAGATTAAATAAAGAGTTTTGGGTATTAAATAAATCATTGGCAACAATAATAGAACTATGATAAAAAAAGAATGGCACTTTATGCAAACACCAAAAGAAAAAGCATACAACATATTTAAGAAGTTTTACAATGTAGATGGTCAAGACTTTCACAGTACAATGAGGAGTAAGATAGCAAAGCAATGTGCAAAGCTGCATATAAACCTTATGCTTGAAAACGAAATAATAAAACCGCACAATAAGATCACATTAGAATACTATCAAGAAGTATTAAAAGAAATAGAAAAGCTATGAGCAAGAAACTAATACAAAAGCTACAACAACTATTAGACAAACTACCAAAGGGTAAAGAAAGAAAAGCATTGAGAGAAAGACTGTTAAAATTAAAGTTAGGAAATAAATAAATTAAATACGTTATATATATGGAACTGGTAAAGATTAGTAAGGTAATACCAAATGAAAACAATCCAAGATTTATTAAAGACAGTAAGTTTAAAAAGCTAGTAAAGTCAATTAAAGAGTTTCCAGAGATGCTTAAGCTGCGCCCTATTGTAGTAAATAAAGATATGGTAGTGCTAGGTGGTAATATGAGATTAAAGGCTTGTAATGAAGCTGGATTGAAAGAGGTGTATGTTTTAAAAGCAGATGAACTTACAAAAGAACAAGAACAAGAATTTATAGTAAAAGACAATGTTGGGTTTGGTGAATGGGATTGGGACAGTTTAGCAAATGAATGGGAGTTAAAAGAATTAGAAGATTGGGGTTTAGATGGTTTTCCATTTGATGCAGAAGATACAGAAGAAGATAAATATACTAGAAAGATTGAAGCACCAACATATAAACCAAACAATGAAAAGCCAAACATTAATGACTTAACAGATGATGCTAAATACAAAGAACTAATTACTGATATTAATAACTCAACCTTAGATGAAACTGAAAAGAAGTTTTTAATTAAATCAGCACAAAGACATATTGTTTTTGATTACAGTAAAATAGCAGACTATTATGCAAACTCTAACAAAGAGGTTCAAGACTTAATGGAAAGATCAGCTTTAATAATAATTGATTTTGATAAAGCAATAGAAAGTGGATATGTTAAATTGACTAATGACATCGCAAAGTCTTATAAAAAGAATGGTATATTATGATAGATAACAATTTTGCAGTTTTTATTTTAACCTTTGGTAGACCAGATAATATTAAGACATATAAAACCCTAGATAGATTTGGGTATACTGGTAAGAAGTATTTAATATGTTCAACTGATGATAAAAAGTTAGATGAATATAAATCAAAATATAAAGATGAAGTAATATCATTTAATAAGGATGACATAGAATTTGATACTGCTGATAATTTTGATGACAAAAGAGTTGTAGTGTATGCTAGAAATGCTTGTTTTGATATTGCTAAAAAATTAGGCATAACCTATTTCTTGCAAATGGATGATGACTATACAGATTTTAGTTATAGGTTTGATGATAAACTTTATTACAATCAAGGTAGGGGATATATAAATAATGTTGATGATATATTTATAGCACTATTAAAATTCTATAAATCAATACCAGCAAAAAGTATTGCAATGTCACAAAATGGTGATTGGATTGGGGGTGATCAAAGTGGTATGGCAAAGAAACTTGCTTTAAAAAGAAAGTGTATGAATAGTTTTTTTTGTAGTATAGAAAGACCATTTAAGTTTATGGGTACAATAAATGAAGATGTAAATATATACACTAGACTAGGCTCTGTTGGTAATTTGTTTTTTACAATACCTAATGTATCACTTAAACAAACAGACACCCAAAGCAACAAAGGTGGTATGTCAGATATTTATGAAGCTAGTGGAACATATATAAAATCATTTTATAGTGTTTTGTTTAGCCCATCATCAGTAAAGGTATCTGTTTTAAATACAGAGAATGCAAGGCTGCACCATAGGGTATCTTGGAACAATGCAGTACCAAAAATATTAAATGAAAAATATAAGAAATGAACGAAAGTAGACACATAAAAAAGGAAAGCCTATTAAAAGCACTTGAACAAAGTTTAGGAGTTGTTACAGTAGCTTGTAAGAAAGCAGACATACCTAGAAGCACTTACTATAAGTGGCTTAAAGAAGATGAAGCATTTGCTATTGAGGTAAGGGATATTGAGAATGTAGCTTTAGACTTTGCAGAAAGCCAACTACACAAACAAATATCTGCCAACTCAACAGCAGCTACAATATTCTACTTAAAGACAAAAGGTAAGAAAAGAGGTTATATTGAAAGACAAGAAATAACTGGTGCAGATGGAATGCCAACTAATTTTCAAATAGAGATAATTGATAAAACCGAAGATACAGACTAATATAGTCTATAAGCATTTAGCCAACACAGATAAAAAGATTGTAGTTGAACAAGGTGGTACTAGGTCTGGTAAAACTTACAATATACTTTTGTGGATCATATTTAATTATTGTGCAAACAACAACAATAAGATTATAACCATATGCCGTAAATCATTTCCCAGTTTAAGGGCAACTGTAATGAGAGACTTTATGGCTATACTCCAAAACTATAAGTGTTATAGTGAGCAGTACCACAATAAGTCTAATTCAGAATATCACCTATTTGGTAACCTAGTTGAATTTATATCTTTAGACCAGCCACAAAAGATTAGAGGTAGGAAAAGAGATTTGCTATTTGTCAATGAGGGTAATGAGTTGTACTATGAAGATATGCAGCAATTACTATTTAGAACACAAGACAGAATAATATTAGACTTTAATCCATCAGATGAATACCATTGGATATATGACAAGCTGATACCTAGAGATGATTGTGTATTTTTTAAAACAACTTACCTAGATAATCCTTTTATTGAAGCATCTATAAGAAGTGAAATAGAGAGGCTTAGAGACACAGATGAACAATATTGGCAGATATATGGGTTAGGTGAAAGATCAGCTAGTAGAAGCACTATATTTAAGTATGTTGAGGTTAACCAGATACCACAAGCAGCTGAACTAATTGCATATGGAATGGACTTTGGGTACACCAATGATCCAACAACCTTTGTTTCTGTTTACAGTCAAGGACATAATCTATACATACAAGAACATTTGTACAGAACCCAAATGACTACAAGTGATATAAATAATTTCCTTAAAGAATTAAACCTTACAAGCAAACCCATCTATGCAGATAGTGCTGAACCTAGATTAATATCAGAACTTAGGGCAATGGGTAACAATATATTTTCTAGCATAAAAGGTAAGGATAGTGTGAATGCTGGTATTGACTTACTAAAGAGATATAAGATACATATTCTATCCACCTCAACAAATGCCATAAGTGAGTTTAGAAACTACAAATGGAAAGAAGATAAAGCTGGTATGCTCATAAATACTCCAGAAGATAAAAATAACCATATCATTGATCCTTGTCGTTATGCAACCTACTCAATATTAAGCAGACCAAACTTTGGTAAATATGCTTTACATTAATAAATGTTATGCACAATTTTGTTGATAACTAATTTATTTGTATATTGCATTATTATTAACTAACAAAACAGATATGA